GCACGTACATCGTTCAAGAGTGCGTGTTCCAGTTTCCTGTCGGAGCAAACACGACCTCTGACCTCCGCCTGTGGGTGTCTTACACCTCCGGTACTGTTAATTTTCAAGCACACGAGTGCAAAATCATCATTCAAAAGTTATAAGTAACCAGCTATGCAACTCGAAACAATCATAGCTTTATTAACGCTCCTGGTTAGCATCATCGAATTTGGGTATACCATACGATGTCACTCAACATGCCACCAGGAGCCACCACCAAAACCCGCATAACATATAAAATCCACCCTTTGGGGTGAGCGTATTCACTACACGCAGACTTAAGTTTCATTCTTATCAATGTACCCTACGCAACGTGAGCGTTAGGACTAATTGCTCTTCTGCTGCCCTTTCATTAAAACAGGATCAATGTCTCTTCGGAGCCCTGGCCACTTTTCATACTCTATCTAAGATGTGTATGTTCGGCATGGATGTGTAGAGGGGGAGTAGTTTTTAGTTGGAGATCCCAGTTTTGCCTAGCGTTCTAGCAGCGTTGATGAAAATGGAGTGTAGATGCGAGAGAATGTCGTCCACGAGCACAGGCTGCAGTAGCAGAGCCTTCCTGTGTTTGGCCACAAGCCTTTACGTGGAGCGGATGAATCTCTTGGTTAACCATCCACACCGGATGTCGTCTTTTTAGATGGCGAAGAGAGCCGTGAATCTCTTCAGGGCACCTCGGTGGTTTAATACACCTCTGAGTTTAATTTCCTTACGGATCGAATTTGACGTATGATCACCGTCACTTTTTAAATCATGATTGCCACAACACACCCACACGGCGGCAAACTTGTCACGGTTAAAGCCCGTATCACAAACCCTAACTTGAACAAGCTTAGGTGTACCTCCAATGACTGGAAGTACCTGCCGACACTGGAATCGGTACCAGAACTCGAAGACGATCGAGGCGACTGGCAACCAGAGGATAGACATAAACACAATGCCATTGATCGCCGGCATGTGTCTACCCGCATACGCACGCGCAAAAAGCGGATCGCGAAGTTCGATTCGACTTTGGGCTACCCAGGTGAGGGGCCCGTACGCAAATCAGAGAGACGTGATAATGACCCAAAAGCGCCACGAGAAATGGATTACTGCCTCTGCCCTCAAGGCGGGGCCTGTCTCATTCACGGGCATTATCACAAGGTCAAAGGCCAGGACGCGAGTAAAGCTAAGAGACGCTTGAAAGAAAAGGCTAAAAAGAAGACCTGTAGAGTGGTTTACTGTAAGAAAGACCCAACCAAACACCATCAATGCTCTGATCATTGCCATGACAAATGGCAAACCATCAACAGTATCAAGTCGCGCAACAGAATGATCAAGAAGTGTGAACAGGATCAAGAAGCTTCAACAGAGCCGGAGACAGACTCTGAAGAGAGCGAATGTGAAAGCGATGTCAAATATCAAGAACCCTTTGAGATAGACATCATCGGTATGGGACTAGAACCCGAAGAGGACACTCCGGAGGACCCTAGTTCCAGTGAAGAAGAGGAAACAGAGGACCCAGAGAACGACGAAGGACTTACGCTGCCTAGCAGCGACCCAGCACAAGCTGGAGACGAAGCATCTTCACCTGAATCGTATCTCGAGTTGAAAACTGACTATCGGCTTATCTACACACGTGGATATTCGCCACGGGATAGTATCGCTCAGAGAGTCCTTTCACTCGCCTCCAACATCGTCCCGGGCCTGGGACGACAGCCAGTTTTCAGGCTGAACAGTGAGGACCATTCATTATTACCAGAGACAGAAAGACTCGAGATTTTCCAACAACAGGTTTACACCTTTTTCGGATTCGAGTTTTACACCATGAGACGTACAGGAGATGTGGTCCTTTTCGAAAACATCTACGATTCTGTACGGGTCGGCGAGGTCTATGCCGATCTTTTCCGAGTTATAATTGAAGAGAAAAATCTTATGATTCGTACTGCGGTTACGGCCGACGGGAAGCCTAGCAGCGGCTTCTATGCAAAGATGAAACAAATAGCTACATGTCACCGGGATTACTCGGTCATGATTGGCAATCAGGAGGTGTTTTATAATACCCTTGACCATGCTTACAATCAATTCGTCTTGTCAGGCCTACGTCAACAAATGTGCCAACCGAAACAAAGCAACCTGCTTTTTCGGCAAAATGGGCCATGTGGTGTAACGCAACCACACGGCCGGCGTTCCGGGTCACTCCCGTGGATTGCTACGTTACTGAACCCTTCGTTTACGATGGGAGCTTTGACGTTCTCCACGGTCATGAGTTTTTCCTGGATGGCGTATTATCTTTTCCGCGCCCGGAAACCACACTTCCAGTGGGATCCTGCTCTTTCGACTCCAATCCGGACGGAACCTACCGAACCGTTTTTGGCCCCTCCATTGCGCACTCTGGGCAAATATATGCTAACAACGACCGTAACATGGGGATCGCGTTTCGTCGGCTCACGGCCGCGCGGTCCGGAAGTCTCCCATATCACAATCTGTTAATGGATAAACAGGCTGTGTTTATGAAGGCGCATACCAAACTGCACTGCATCCTTAAGAAGAAACTTAGCGAACATTTCTTCAACTACACCGATGCAGATGACTATGCGCTCAATCATCATTCAGATCCACACCCAAAGCGAGGTTTACGGGAACAGTGTTGGAAGGATATCAATGAAGATGGCGTGCGTACCAGGAAGCTTTGGCTTTCCACTGTACTTATTAAGTTCAAGAAGAACGAGTGGGCCAAGCCTGGGAAGAAACCCAGGTGTATCGGTGACCTTGGAGTCGGCGCAAGTCTCCAAGGTTTTAAAACCACGTCCTTCGTTAAGAAGGCCATGGCCGCCGAACCATTCGTTTACAAAGATTTCACTATTGAATTCTGTGCCAAGCCCGAACCTACCATACTAGTGGAAGTGTTCAAGAAGTTGCTAAATCCACCCGGCAAAGGGTATCTAGTTTACTTCTCCGACGACTCGTGTGTCTCCTACAGGCACGCCGGGAAGGTTCATATATTCAATATGGACATATCGTCTTGCGACGCCTCGCACGGACCAGAGATCTTTAAAAGCTTAATCGCCACCACACCAGATGTAGCGCAGATGGACATGCGCACGCTTGTCGAGCAATGCTGCTTACCCATACGCATTGTTTCGATTGCTGACAAGAGTAACTTTGTCATGCTTAAGGCTAAACACCCCAAGTTGTATTCTGGATCCACCATCACCACAATCTTAAACAATTTCGCCAATCTCAACATCGGAATCGCTATCGCCGAGTCGCTTCAATGCGATCGTGCACCCGACCCCATTTCAGCCGCAGAACAAGTAGGTTACATCGTATCGCTAGAAAAATGCGAGACCATGTATGACATACAGTTTCTCAAGCACTCGCCAGTCTTCGATGACAGCGGGTCTATGCGCGCACTCATGAATTTTGGGGTTTTGCTACGAGCATCCGGCACTTGTAACGGAGATCTCCCTGGGAGGGGGGATGTAGAATTACGAGCCAGAGAGTTTCAAGGTGCCTTAATACACGGTATGTACCCACGTACCCACGCACCGATACTTTCTACTATGTTGAGCCATACACACTCCCCACGCGACAGCATCTCTACCGTCGTCAATAGAGATCTGCGATACAAGGTATGTCAGCCCACAGAGGGAGCTGCTTACCGGATCACCAATGAAGAGATTTGGAAGCGTTACCGGTTGTCCGCCGCCGACGCTGCCTTACTCGAAGAAGGACTCGATAGTGGTTATCAGACTTCTTGGATATGTCCCGCCTCCCAAGCCATTCTTGAAAAAGATTACGGCCTCACCGGACTATCATGGTGATCTCACCACACACCCTCCAATGTAACACAAAATGTC